TATGCCGGGTCGTTGCTTATATATGCGTCTTTGGTTGGATATAAAAAGTAGTGCATTTTGCTGTATTCTTACATTATAAATATACACCCCGACCAATAAATTGAGCCTATATTTAGGCAACCCTGCCAACAATATCTTTTGTGGGAAATCTTACTTCAAATATTGACGGATCAATTGATGGATATACAACTTTATCTACCGTGGCTTTGTTGATGTCATATTCATATGGAGAATAATCACCATCTCTGAGTGTCAAATTCTTTATTTTCAACGAAGAAACTGACTGCACGCCGTCAATTTTTGCAATTTCCAATTCAAGACGGCTCAAATTTATTGGTTGGCAGAACTGAATATTGTTTATATCAAAGAATTGTTGAACCAGTGTCAAACAGTTTGCCAAAACTTCGCGTTTGTTATAATTTTTATAAGCAATGATTGTAAAGTCTACACCGATGTTTATTATATATCCATCCAGTAGATTGACACTGTCTGTCAACATACGATACTGATTTAGATAATTCTTGAGATTTTGACGAATAGCCTCGTTGGTATTTATCAAACGCTGGTTGGTATCATATCCAAGCAA